AGCGCGCTTAGCGGCACAGTCGGCTTCCGAGGTGCATGGCTCATCACCATGCGAGCGATGCCAGTCATCGTGGTCTTGGTCGTGGCGCATCACGGTAGCCAATGATTCGTTGGCATCCTTGAGGAAACGCTCGGCGATAAAGTCGTTGATATCCAAATCAGCAGACTTCTGCGCGTTGTAGTACATCTGCGAGTTTTCCATTTTGCTGTCAGAGGTCGTGTGCCACTTATTGCCACCAGAGAACGGACCGTGGTCCGGGGTACGAGGGAAATCATACGGATTAGTGATGATTTCGTGAGTGTCCCTATTGTGGATGTTTCCAGCACCACCTTCACCACCAGTCTTTTCGGTGGCGTGTTGTGCAAGGCGGGTGGCGATTTGGGCCACCTGTGACATAGGAGCCTTATAGGGAGTGCTTACGCGAGCCGCGTTGCCGTGAATATTGGCCGCAATAGCGTGAGCATCTGAAGCGTCTTTGTGATAACCACCCATATCACTATCAACGCCGAGTGGATGTTGGGCGTGGAAGTTTTGCATATCGGTGTGCCACTTAGACATCGCAACATGGTCACTGATGTTGTCGGGGGGAGTGGGCTTACCGCCGTTGTCCACCTGACCATACTTCGGTCCGGTGGGCTCAACGCCTTCGGCTGGTGATTGCTGGCCCCAACGACCTACGGCCTGATAACGGTTGGGGTCTGACTGACGCGCGGGTGCGGGGGCCGGCGTAGTGGTAGAACCGCTAGCGTTTTGTGAGTACTGGTTGCCGTGAAACTCGTGGCCTTGCAGGTCGCCAGCCTTAAAAACAGACTTGAGCCAATTGCCAATTTCACTAAGAGTATTCTCGGACATTTATAGTTCTCCCTAGACGAAGTTCTAGTGAGATACTACCCCTTAGTTTGGAAAACCCTTGTCCTATTACTGCTGGATAGTAGGGAAGGTCGGTACTGCTGATGGTTCTGGCATATCCACTTCTATGCCCGCACCAGTGCCACCCATTGAGTAGCCACCAATCTTGCCCTGCTTGACGAGTTCCCACGCCCACGGTTCCCAAATCACGCCGAGGAAACACGTTCCAGCGGGAAATGAGACATTGGAAACAGCACCCGAGCCAGCCTGAACCATAGGAATAGAGACATCGTAAGGCCACTGCATAGCCTCAACCCATTCGCCGGCCACGATGTTTACATTGTGCTGCAGTCGGATTTGTCGGTCGCCCGAACGGATGTAGCCCCATAAGGCTTGCTGTAGTTCGGCGGGGTCAGTCCATTCGCCGTGAGCATCGGCAGAGTAGGGGACATACCAAGGTCCGAGCGTGTAGCGCATTTCAGCATCTTTGCGGATAGTTCCGGGGATGGAGTCATCCTCGTCACTATCATCGGCATTTCCAAACTGGTCTAGCGGCATCGGCATTTGGTCATCGAGAACCGTCATGTTTTCGGGGATTTCGGGCTCGTAATCGCCGTTCCAACTCACGGAATCAACATGAACAGAGCCAACTCCGGGCTGACCCTTTGCGACACTGCGCGGGTTAAATCCAAAATCGCCCATTTCGCTATTGTCGTAGTCACGCGTGTCTTCACCAGAATCGTCATCTTGCGTCTGGTCGTTATAGACCGTGTAAGCACTCTCTTGACCGAGCGAGCCTTCGCCTTCGTGGTCATACTTGAGAAGTTCGTCAATTTCGGCGGTCTTTTCAGCAACCGACTTGATGAGAACCGGAACAATATTAAACTTACACCAGCCTTGCGGCGAGGGAGAAACGGCAACCCAGTCGCAACCGCCATTTTCGTTGAAGGCGATACAGTCATCACAGTCTTGACCCTTGCCGTAGGGCGACACATCAATATATCCGGCATCGGTAGTAGGCATACGGCCCATGTCCTCAACCATTTCGTCAATGCTTTCAGCAAGTTCTACTTGCCACGGGTCTAAACCATCTTTCCAATTAGGTCCGAGAACGGCATCGCTAGATGAGTCATCGCTAGATGAGGAACTCGAGGAACTAGATGACGAACTGCTGTCCGATGATGAGGATGACGATGAACTATCGCTTGACGATGAACTACTGTCCGACGAACTTGACGATGAGGAACTGTCCGACGAATCGCTACTATCAGCAGACATAGAACTAGATGAGGAACTCGAGGAACTCTCGCTCTCGCTACCCCCCAAAGTGGGCGAACCCCCTTGAACCGCACCGAGGATTGAGGCGACCGTTTCGGGGTCAAGGTGAACCTGAACCGCGCCGTCAGTCGTAGAGACATCGCCAGTGTCATCCATTTGAGGCTCTACGGGGCTAGAGGCGAAGGTGAAGGGGAAACCTACGGCCTTATCCAACGGCTCGCAAATCGGCTTCTCATCGGTGGAACCGCAAATAACGCAGGCGTGGACACCGCCGAAGTCGTTGGTGCTCTTAGTAAAGGGGTGCTCAACGGAAGCCAAACCCTTAGCGATGTTGCGAGAAATAAGGCGCTGTTCAGCACCAGCCGAGAGTTCATCCTCTTCGTTGGTTCCGAAAACCTTGTCGGCGAGGCGCTTCCAAATCGGAGAGTTGTCCTTCTTAGCCTCATTAGGAGTGAGGACAACGGCCATTTCACCATTGCTCTTTGATATCGCCATTACATCGGCGGTGAGGTAGCCCTCTTGGAGAAGGTCGGCTGCGCCCTTGCGAACATCTACATCGATAGAAGTATTTGCAATAATGTCGGACAGGGCAATGTCGGCGACGACATCAAAGATGCTGACTTGGCTCATTGCTTCCCCCTAGCGGATGTTTCTCGCATTATGCTACCCCACTCTTTCCAAATCTCTGTTTAGTTTGAGCGCGGACGCTTCGCCGCTTTGAGTGGTGATTGAACTCGCAGGACACCCTTGCGCTTCGAACGCTTAGGGGCGTATTCGGCTTTGATAAACATGATGCGCTTCATTAGGAAGTCGGACCCTGATTATTCGTGAGTGGACCGTTTTGTCCGGTGGGCTTCTTTTTGCCGCCCTTTTCTTGTGCGGGTGGTTGCCCCGATTCGCCCGGATAGCCCGAACTGCTGATATCCGCTTGGATGCCACTACCGCCCGACTGGTCATTGAGCCCACCTTGCGGGTTTTGGATAATCGTTCCCTCGGTGTCGGGAGTTCCGGCGATAGGACCCTTGACCCCGATGAAAGGGTGCTTGCCTTCCATAATTTGCTGTTGAGCAAACTGGTTGCCATCGCCGTAGCGAAGGTTTTGAGCCATACCGTTCGGTTGCGACATAAATCCGGGAAGGCCGGCGAGGTCGCGCAGGTATTCCTCGAGGTTATTGTCGGGCGTAATCAACTTATTCTGCGTCAAGGTTCCGAGGAAGCCGCCGAGTTCTTGGAGGTCCACCGCCGTCACCTGACCATACGAGAGGACAGGGCAACGCTCGGTGTCAAAACCGTTCATATTTATCAAGCGTGGGATGGCGTGGCTATTAAAGATTTCAGCAATAAGGCGAACCCACGACTCAACGGCGGCCATAAAGAGTTCAATCTTTGAGGTTCCGAGTGAGAAGGAACCTACCGATTCGTGACCGAGCATAATAAAGTCCGCCAGAACCGTCATAGAGATTTGCTGGTTGTAGCGCGAAATGATTTGGTCCGTATTGAACTGACGCGCGCCACCGGAGTTCAGCAACTTAAAGTCGATGAGTTGCTTACCGTTTTCGTCAAAGAGGGTCGGCAGGATTACGCCTTCGGTTTCGTTTCGCTTGACACCGCGCACGATGCTCTGCATACCCGAGAGGGCGTTGCGCTCGGCGGGCGTAGCATTGGAACTCAACCATTCAGCAGGAACATAGGCAACTGGCAGACCAGCAAGGTCGCGCTCTACGCCGACAGCCTCAAACTCTTCAATACGACGCTTGTAATACCACGACTTAAAGGCGTTTCGCAGGATAGAACGGCCTTCGGGGTTTCCTCGTGCTGAAGTTGTGCGGAAAAGCAAACCCTTCTCAATAGGGATGACGAGTAGGCGACCAGTCGTAGGGTCACGCTGAATAAACGCCTTGATGCCGCCACTCTCGTCGAACTGCCACTGCCAGAGGGAGTCTTGGGCGCGCATCACAATCTTGCGCCACCCAATCATATTGTCTTTGTAGTTAGACCTCTTAGCGGGGTCTTTTTGGTCTGGCCCCTTGCGCTGTTTATAGACAATCTCAAAAAACGAAAAACCAAAGGGCAGGAAGGACAAGATGGCAATCATCAAGTCGTGCCACGAGTGGCTCATGTCATCCATGCACTCTTGGACAAAGCGAGCCGCCTCTCGGTCTTTATCCGTAGGCGTATCAGCAGTGTCATCGTCGTAGGGGTCCACGCGCCAGTCCACTTGGAGAATGATGCGCTCAATAGCAAACAGCATTGCGCCGATTACTGGGTCATTCTCCGACATGTCGCGGTAAGCGATAAGGGCTTGCTTACCTCGAAGTTGGGGAAGGATATCGTCAATGACGAATCCGCCGGTGCGCCACAGACCGGAAGCACCGAGTTCGGCGTAGTTATTTACCTTACTCTGGTCGTCGGCCATCTCTGCTCCGTAGGTCTATTTGTTGGCTTGCTTCCAAAAGGCTACTGCCCTTTTTTACCATCGCACTAATGCGTCGGCGTTGGCTTGGCGAATGACCGCCCCACACTCCGAAGGGCTCGTCAATTCCGTAGTCAAGACAC